AAATGCAAATGTTCAATGCTGAACAACTGCAGGAGAAGTGGGCACCTATCCTAGACCACGAAGGTTCGGATAAAATTACAGATTCACATCGTAGAATGGTGACTGCAGTTCTCCTGGAGAACCAAGAAAACGCACTTAGAGAGGAGAGAGAATTCCTTTCAGAAGCACCAGCAAATAGTACTGGTTCAACAACCACAACACCAGGTGTATCTGGATTAACTGCTGCTTCAGGACCTGTTGCAGGTTTCGACCCTGTACTTATTAGTCTTATTCGTCGTTCAATGCCAAACCTAGTCGCATATGACTTGGCTGGTGTTCAACCAATGAATGGACCAACTGGACTCATCTTTGCGATGCGTTCACGCTACACCAGACAAGACGGAACAGAAGCTTTATTCGATGAAGCAGATTCTGCATTCTCTGGACAGGATAGCACTTTTGCTGCAACCAACTCTGGTTACACACAACAAACTTCTGACGGAGCATCCGTTGGTTTCGGTACAACATCTCAAACAGGTGCTAACGCAACTAACACAGGTAATCCTGGACTACTTAACCCAGAATCAAATGCCAAGCAAAAGGCATATGTAACTGGACAAGGTATGGATACTGAGGACGCTGAAGCTCTTGGAGATGGCGGTGGTACCCAGTTCAACCAGATGGCATTCTCCATCGAGAAAGTAACAGTTACTGCGAAATCTCGTGCGTTGAAAGCTGAGTACTCACTAGAGCTTGCTCAAGACTTGAAGGCAATCCACGGATTGAATGCTGAAGCAGAACTTGCTAACATTCTTTCTACTGAGATTCTTGCTGAAATCAACAGAGAAGTTATCAGAACAATCTACAAGGTTGCTAAGTCTGGTGCACAAACTAACGTTGCTTCTGCTGGTACTTTCGACTTAGATATCGACTCTAACGGTAGATGGTCAGTTGAGAAGTTCAAGGGACTTATTTTCCAAATCGAGCGTGATGCAAACGCAATCGCACAAGAGACTCGTCGTGGAAAGGGTAACATGATCCTCTGCTCTGCTGACGTTGCTTCTGCACTCACAATGGCAGGTGTTCTTGATTACACCCCTGCACTTAATGCTAACCTTAATGTTGATGACACAGGCAATACATTTGCTGGTGTACTTCAAGGTAAGTATAGAGTATACATCGACCCATATTCATCTAACCAGACTGCAGAGCAGTACTACGTTATTGGATATAAAGGTTCATCACCTTACGACGCTGGATTATTCTACTGCCCATACGTTCCTCTACAGATGGTTCGTGCAGTTGGAGAGAACAGCTTCCAGCCAAAAATCGGATTTAAGACAAGATACGGTCTTGTTTCAAACCCATTTGCTGAAGGTAATGTTGATAGCCAAGGTCTTGGTAGACTTAAGGTTAGTTCTAACCGTTACTACAGACGTGTTGCTGTTAAGAACCTCATGTAATTCGGATATTACATATTTTTCAAAGGAGGACTCGAAAGAGTCCTCTTTTTTTGTCTAAATAAAATGTAGAGTTTACAATTAATCATGGCTAAAGGAAAAGCATCGATTTCCGCAACTGGTGCATCTATGTCAAAATATGATGTAGAAGTAGAGGGAAGATTAAAAGCATTAGAGGCACAAACACATAAAGCTCCTACAGGTGCTACTCAAAAAAAGGTTGATGATAGATTAGCAGCATTGGAAAAAGCAGTTGCAGAAATTGCAGCAAAATGTGATTCAAGAGCATCAAGCGGTTCAACAGGTGGTGATGAACTTACCAAGTTAACTGCAGTTGTAAAGGCAGCATGTCCTATAGCAGCTGAAAAGTACGGACTATAATATAAATATCTCAATAGGTAAATTAAAAATGAAACCAACTCCTAAACAGTATAAAGAAGCAGTAGAACGTCATGATAAGATTGTAAAGCATCTTATTGATGAAGGTTATGCTGAGAATGCAGAATCTGCAGATAGTATTATAATGGGTATGAGTGAGCAATGGTATGAACAAATTATTGACTAATGAAAGATTTTGATAGGTTTATTGAGGAGGCAGCTTTAAAAAGATGTCCTCCTGGAAAATATTATGATGGTAAAAAATGTTCTGTTCCTCCTCGTGGATATCATGTAGGTAGGGGTGGATATATTGAGCCTGATGAGGATACAAAAAATGGACAGAATGGAAAACCATCTAATGGGACTGCTAATGGTGGCGGTAATGGCAACGGTGGCAGTGGTAACGGTTCAAATGGTGGAAATGGTGGAGGAGAATAATGACATCAATCGGTGGAGCATTAGCCAACCAAATCAAGAATAGAAACTTTCTTGCTCCAGTAGGGTTTAAATTTTCCCTATCAAAGTACCCTAAAGTTTCATTTTTTTCTAATACTGCACGTATTCCTGACATTAGTTTAGGAACTGCAATAGAATCAACTTACCTTAAGGATATTGATATTCCAGGTGAGAAACTTACTTATGGTGAATTAAATATAAGATTCTTAGTTGATGAGAATCTTGAGAATTATATGAAGATTCATAATTGGTTAACTGGATTAGGTTTTCCAGAATCACCACAACAATTTATTGATATAACTAAAAACGAAGAAGGGCAAAGAGATAAAAAAGAACAATATAGTGATGGTTCACTTCACATTCTAAACAGCAATTATAATGATATTGCTGTTGTAAAATTCAAAGATTTATTTCCAGTATACTTGACATCTTTAGAATTTGATGCTACAGAGAGTGATATAAATTACTTTACAGCAGACGTTACTTTCAAGTATACTATCTACGATATAGTTGATCCAACTGGTAAAAAATTATGATATAATATTATTATGCAGATTTTAGTACCTCGTAAAATTTATGAAGAAAGAATCAGTATATGTAAGAAGTGTTCTAAGTTTAATAAACGTAACCAATGTACAATTTGTAATTGTGCTATGATATTAAAATGTCATCTTCCAAACGCTTCATGTCCAGATAATCCTTCTCGGTGGTCAGTATTTTATGAACCTTGACAAAATTCAGGAGATGTGGGAGCGTGATGCTGTCATTGATCCTGATAATTTACATGATGAATCTTTAAAAATCCCTCAATTACATTCAAAGTATTATACTCTTTATAATACTATTACTTTGTTGCGTGAGAAAGCAAGGGATTCTTATAACAGAGTAAAGTTAGAAAGATATAACTTCTATACAGGAAAGGCACCAGCAGAGGTATATGCAGAAGAACCATTTCCGTATAAGGTTAGAGAAAAAGACGCAATACAGAGGCATCTGGATGCTGATGAGAAATTAACTAAGTTGGATTTGAAGATAAGATATTATGATGCCACATTAAAATTTCTAGAAGAAATAATTAAAAACGTTTCTAATAGAACATTCCAGATTAAAAATGCAATAGAATGGAATAGATTTCAAGCAGGTATGTAGCTTGACAAGGGGTACTAAATATAACCAAATGAACATTATGTTATGTCACATTTGGTTATATCAAAAAAGAATGAGGTGTATCTTCATATAGAAGCAGAAATACATGTTTATTATGAATTAGCAGATCAGTTCACTTTTGAAGTTCCTGGTGCATCTTTTTCACCAGCATATAAAAAGAAATTTTGGGATGGGAAGATAAGATTATTTAATATCCAAAAGGAAGAAATATATATTGGTTTATTAGATAGAATAATACAGTTCTGTAAAGATCACAAATACACCTACGAATTTAAGAATAATAAACATTATGGATTACCATTTGAGGTAAATGATGGTATATCAAAGGAAGGTGTTAAGGATTATATGAATGCTATCTCCAAATACTCTCCCAGAGAGTATCAGATAGAGGGAGTATACGATGCCTTAAGACATAATAGAAAGTTATTGATATCTCCAACTGCCTCAGGAAAGTCTCTGATGATATATTCGATTGTGAGATATTTTGTTGAGAACAAGAAAAATACTCTGATAGTCGTGCCGACGACTTCCCTAGTAGAGCAGATGTATAAAGACTTCGCAGATTACGGGTGGGATGTTGGTTCATTTTGCCACAAGATATACGCAGGTAAAGAAAGAGAGACGAACTCTCAAGTCATTATTACTACTTGGCAATCAATCTACAAACTCCCCAGAAAGTATTTTGAGAGATTCTCTGTGGTTGTTGGGGATGAAGCTCACCAGTTTAAATCAAAATCACTTATATCTATAATGACAAAACTGTCTGATGCTAAGTATCGTTACGGATTTACAGGAACTCTTGATGGAACGCAGACACATAAATGGGTTCTTGAGGGATTGTTTGGACCTTCCTATAAAATCATTAAAACTGACGAGTTAATGAAGAAAGGGCATTTGGCTAAACTGGATATCAATGTGCTTCTATTGAAACACCCACCGAATAAATTTGAAAACTTTGAAGAAGAAGTTCAATATATTATCGGACACAATCGTAGAAATAACTTTATTAAAAATCTTGCTTTAGATTTAAAAGGTAATACTTTAATTCTTTATGCAAGAGTAGAAGGGCATGGTTTACCTCTCTACGAATTAATAAATAATAATAACAGTATTGAAAATCGAAATGTCTTTTTTATTCATGGTGGAGTGGACACCGAAGACAGAGAGAAAGTTCGAGAAATCACTGAGCAAGAGAATAATGCTATTATCGTTGCATCCTACGGAACCTTCTCGACTGGGATTAATATCAAAAATTTACACAACGTAATTTTTGCTTCACCATCTAAATCAAGAATAAGAAATCTTCAGTCAATCGGGAGGGTACTTAGAAAAGGAAACAGAAAAACAAGAGCAACATTATATGATATTGCTGATGATATTAGTTATAAGTCTAGACGTAATTATACATTAAATCATTTAATCGAAAGAATAAAAGTCTACAATGAAGAAAATTTCAATTATGACATAGTAAATATACCACTTAAGAACTAATGGGAGAAGAATTTTATAGTACAATAAAATTAATATCTGGTGAAGAAATCTTTGCCTTAGTTTCTGTTGATAATACTAATCCAGAACCTGTTATAATACTTCAAAATCCTTTAGTGATGAAAATGATATCAAATAAAAATGGTATGGGTTCTATGGTTAAGGTTAGAAAATGGATGGAATTAGCTGATGATGATATGTTTGTAATGACTTTCGATAAAATATTAACAATGTCTGAGTGTAAGGATAAAAAAATTATTGGAATTTATAATAATTATATTTCAGATGAAATAGAAGATAATATTGATATTTTTAATGAACCAGGAAAAGTAAAACCTACAAATAAAATGGGATATGTATCTTCAGTAGAAGATGCTCGTAAAAAATTTGAAGTATTATTCAAGATAAATCAAGAACCTAAAGAATCATAATATATCCCTTATCAACCCTGACAGAGTTATTTTACTGAGATTTGGTAACCTTGTCAAGCCCCAAAAGTATGCTATAATATACTCAAACTATAAAGACGGGAAAATTATGTTATGCCGAAAAAGAAATCCGAACACTATGTAAATAACAAAGAACTGTTAGAAGCGTTAATTGTTTATAGAGCAAAGGTAGCAGAAGCAAAAGAAAAAGATCTCCCAAAACCTAGAATTACAAATTATCTTGGAGAGTGTTTTTTAAAAATTGCTACTCATCTATCATACAAACCTAATTTTGTTAATTATATGTTTAGGGATGATATGATATCTGATGGTATAGAAAATTGTGTACAATACATTCATAATTTTGATCCAGAGAAGTCTAGAAACCCATTTGCATACTTTACTCAAATTATCCATTATGCTTTCCTTAGAAGGATACAGAAGGAAAAGAAACAGTTAGATATCAAAACAAAGATAATTGAGAGAAGTGGATTTGATGAAGTTATGAATGTTGATGATGGAGCACTTACTGGTAGTAGTTCTGAATACAATACTATTAAAGATAATATTATTTACAAGCAGAATAGATGAGAGTCGCAATAATAACAGACACTCACTATGGTGCTAGAAAGGGTTCTAAGTATCTTCACGACTATTTTGAACTATTCTATCGTGATGTCTTCTTTCCGTCTTTAGAGGAGCATAAGATAGATACTGTCATTCATATGGGTGATATATTTGATAGTCGTAAGGCAATAGATTTAAAAAGTCTTGA